TTACTTTTATCGTTACTAGTTTTATCGTTATTACTTTTATCGTTACTCTTTATATTTTCACAAATTTTATTTATGTTCATGTTCATATTATTCTTATAAAATAAGATATTTTACGGTTTTTAATTCAATTTTATTTACTTTTAGTTATAAAATATTTGAAATATATTATTTTATAAAGGTATAATTATATGGGTAACCAGTTTTCTATAAACAAATCAAACAAGGTAGAGCCGGAATTATTAGAACCTAAATCAACATATGAAATAATAGATTACATCGCAACATATTACATTCTAACAGCCGATTATGTTAGTTTAACTAAATTATATAATCGGGATTATTGTAATAAATTAGTAGTATTAACATCTGACATTATTGAAAGATACTTTAATAATTTAGAGATTACATATTTAGCACAAAGAACAAAAGATGGTGTAGTAATAGATGAGATGACAAAAGACAAAATCCTTTTCTTTGAAAAGGACGCATTGAAAAAATTAGATATACAAAATGCTTTGAAAAAAAAGCGAGTTTGTCAAAGTATTGCTAAATTTTATATTAAAATTGCGCATGTATTTGCTACAATTGTTAGAACAGTAAACCCTGTATATGTTTATAAAGATGCTGATGGTGACACTGTTAGAGCTAATTTATATGAAAAAATAAATATTCCAGAAGGTGTACCTAGAGAAATGTATAAAATGAATATTTGCGATATGCGCATAAATGCTCTGAAAGGCAAAAGCAAACAAGATTATTCAAAGTTAACACCAGAAGACCCAATGACAATAAGTCCAGATATATGTTCTATGAATATGAATGACAGTGATGAACTAAAAACCCTAATGGAAGAGCCAGGTATTCCAGAATTAGAACATTTATATTATGATGATGGGTATAATTATGAAACAGGTAAATTTGAAAAAATGACAGAAGAGGCGGCTAAACAATATTCTGATGACCTTCAAATATTTCAAGAATACTTTAGTGATACATCTCTTGATGATAAGCCAATTAATAAATTTAGCGACATTAAGTTGCGTGACTTTGGTAAAACAGAAAAAACTTGCATAAATGATATTAGAGAAGTAAAAGGTAACTTATCAAATGAATTATTTGCTAAATATGCGGATAATTTAAGAAGAATGGTTAGTAACGCAAATTCAAATCAAGATAAATTAACAGATATTATTAATCAGTTATTTTCTTATACTACAGACCCTCAAACTAACCAAAAGGTTGTAAGAGTGAATCCTGAACTAACAGAGAAGAAGTTAGAGGAAGTAGTTATAGATACTAGAGCATTAGTTATTAAGTTATATTTAACATGTGAGCAGGATTTTGAAGAAGGAGTTGCTATTTATAAGGCAATTGTAAACAATTTATCATTTGATACAACAATAAGACAAAATGAAACATTAGAAAAGGAAGTAAATAGGCAATTGGATTCTGATTTAGATTCTAAAACTGATGAATATAATAAGGTATCAGAAGTATCAGAAGTATCAGAAGAATCAGATAAAATGACGTCAGTGACAGAACCCAAAGCATTATTAGAAGAATCAGATAAAATGACGTCAGTGACAGAACCCAAATCGTTATTAGAAGAACCGGATAAAACGATTTCAGAGACAGAAAACAAAGACTCATTAGAAGAACCAGATAAAACGATGTCAAAGACAGAAAAAATGACCGATTAGATGATGTCAATAAGTAACATATAAGTATTAATATCAGGAATTTATATTATTACAAATAATAATATAAACTATATAACACTATTTAACATGAGTAAAAGTATTATGCCTATAATTTACATAGCAGCAGCAGCCTTGGCCTTTGAGGCGGCAGCGGAAGCTTGAGCGGCAGCAGCCTTAGCCTGAGACGCGGCAGCAGCAACGGCCTTGGCAGCACTCTTGGCAGCACCCTTGGTGGCAGCCTTGGAAGCAGCCTTGGAGGCATTAGCGGCCTTGGAAGCGGCAGCAGAAGCAGCCTTGGAGGCAGACTTAGCGGCACCCTTAGCAGCATTGGCAGCCTTGGAGGCAGAGGCAGACTTAGCGGCACCCTTGGCCTTCATCATACTCATTGCCTTTCTCATAGATTTCATTTTGCGCATAGCTTGAGAGCGAGCACGACGTTGAGACATTCGTTTAGCGGTTTTTACCATTTTATATACTACTTTGAGAAAAAATATTTTTTCTTAATAAGACAAAATATTTTACTAAATATATTGTTAATAATATTTCTTTAAATTGATTTTACCAAATTGTATCTGTTGAAGGCCAATACATTTTATCGCCTTTTTGAATATTGTAAATACTCCTAAATAATTCTAAACGAGTTAATGGGCAATTTACTCTGTATTTATCCATCGGATGGGGATTAACTTTTAATTGTGCCTTAATAGCCTTGTCGGCAATCTTTTGGCGCGCTTGTATGGCAATATAAACAAAAAAGGCTTCAAATGAGAGTGACTTAATTGGCACAATATCATCATTCTTTTGCTGAAAGTCTCTTAAATATTCCTCGCAAATTGCTAAACCTGAAATATCTGCTAAATTTTCCCCAGTACTTAATGTTCCATCCATTTTAATTCCATCATATAAAGCAAAGGCCTCATATTGCTTAACTACATCCCGAACCTTTGCGTCAAATTTTCGACGGTCATCTTTTGTCCACCAATTATGTAAATTACCTTTATAGTCATATTTGCTTCCAGTGTCGTCTAAACAATGCGACATTTCATGCCCTAAAGTATATCCAATATGTGCCAAGTTATATTCTATACCACGTTCATCCAAATCAATAAACGGCTTTTGTAAATATCCTAAAGGTATATAAATGGTGTTTTCAATGGGAGTATAATAAGCATTTACAATATATGCTTGTGAGCCTACTAGTTTAAATTCCTCCCAATCAATTGTTGGAATATCACCCTTATATGCTGTGCCATCAATAGATATTAACTTCTTTGTTCTCCACCAAGCAATCTTCTTAATATTCTGATACGCGCCTCTACTATTGTAATTTAAAACAGGGTCTTCTCTAAGCATTATTGGGTTACCAATAATCAACTTAATATGCTCTAACTTAAGTAACGCGTATTTCTTAGTTTCAGGCGACAACCAAGTATTACGCTTAATAATTCGTTTAAATACAGTTAGCAAGTCAGTAGCTAAATTTGAAACATAATCTACATGTTCTTGTTTTTTATTGTGTCTAATATATTCATTTGTTAAGAATGTATTGAAACATAGAGACAAACCAAAAACCGGATAAATTTCCTCAGGCCAAGGTGATGACTGTCCTCTAATAAATTTACCATGAAACTCCCAGTAAATCAATCTCCATTTTTTATGAAAACGCATTATTTGGCGGAAAATGATATACATAAAATAAGTTCTCCACTTAGGTGTCTTCCAAGCATCATCCTTTGTTAAAATCTCCATAATACATTTCAAATAACTGAGATTGCTACATATAAATGTGTTTGGTACCTTTTTATAGCCAATTTCAGTGGCAAGTTTTTCCCAGTCAAAACCATATTTTGTCAATGCTTCTTCCTTGGTGACAACATTGTAGTATTCTTTGCTCTCATTTTTAACTGACTCACATCCCATTGCTATTAATAATTCATATTCAACATCCCATACATCAGTAGCATTTAAGCCATGTCCTTTTCCAAGACAAGCATCAAACATTTGTCTAATAAAATCCAAGTATTTAGATTTAAAAACTCGTTTATAATGTTTGGTTGGTGCGTCAGCAGTTTCATCATCAACATATATCATATAATCGTATATTGTTAGTTGAGGTGGTGAAATATTACTCTTATAAAGAGAAGAATGTTTCGAATCCTTTGAAACAGACCAGACAATAGGACATCCCCAAGAAATAGTCTCATTTTGATTTATTTGCGCTAAAAGCCAATATAAGTTGCCATCAGCAATACCTTTGTCAATCCTATATTTCGCAGTAAATTTTACTTGGTCTTCTGCTTCTTTATTGTCTAAATGTAACATCGAGTCGTATAAATTCTTAATTGCTCTAGATTTGGCAGTATCATTAGTTCTTGTATATTCTTTTACAATATCTATTAACTCATAATATACTTTTTCTTGAACTATTCTAAAACTATCAACTTGGACATAATACTTACTCTTTTTCTGAAGCTCTTTAGTTTTATCAGCAATCCATTGATAATTTATATATGTATAATAATCATTTTTTGGTGTGTATTTTGACGGGGTAAATGGTGTCTTGAACATTTTGACTAATGATTTTTCAATGTTTGTGTTTTCGGTTATTAAACTATTTTTAAATTTGTTTTCAAAATCTTTTTCAAAACTCTCTAAAACATGTGTGTTATTATCGCAAACTAATCGCATCTCCGATTTGGATAACTTACATTTTCTTGTTTTATTATTATTAGATTTATGTTTCTTACCAAATGTAGGCATATGATAATTTATATAATAAGAATATATTTTATTATATATTCTACATTATAAAACAATTATATTAATTCTAAGTCATTTTATTTTCCAACTTGTTCATCATATCTTCACTGTAAACAAGTTTACCTGATGGTTTGTAAGAATTAATAGGAGTATATTTTTTGCTATTTTTAATTTGTTCTAAACTTAAAATTCCCTTTGTTTCTATTGTATTTTCATATTCATTGGAATCTTCGTCTTTTTCATCTTCAATTTTCTCACCATATTCATTGATATTAATACCAGTTTTCTTCTTAATCTCTGTCCTTACGTATGTAGGGACCCAATGGTCCCAGGAAATAAATACAGTATTGGGATGAAAATAACGCACTTGAAACCCGTTTTTTTGTAGTGTATCCATTATATATGCGATACAAGCACCTTGGTCATATTTTGGTACGCCAATTATTATTTCAGGTATGACATACCAACAAAAACGTTCAAGCGTACTTTGTTTGGCAACTGTTTTAATTCTTACATGAATGCGATTTAGAATTTTCTTAAATAGCTCCAATTTGTTTACATCTATTTGTCGTTTTTTTTCATATAGTTCATCAATATTGATTTTTTCTGAAAAATCAGCTGAATTATCCAGATTAAAAATATTTGCCATTTAAAACAAATGAAGAAAATATATTTTAAACTACAATGTATTTTGTTAGTAAGTATCTAAAAATAAATATATTATAGATAATTAATTAATGACAATAAAACATTTGGTTATATCTGGCGGAGGTCCAATTGGATTCTCGTTTTTAGGAGCTACAGACTATTTATGTAATATAAAATTTTTTAATGTTGCTGATATTGAAAGTATTTATGTTACGTCAATTGGAGCTATTTTAGGTATTGGTTTAGCTTTAAAATATGACTATCCAACAATAAATAAATATTTTATTGAAAGGCCATGGAAAGATATATTCAAGTTAAATGCTAAACAAATAATGGATACGTATACTAACAAAGGGTTATATGACATCAATATAATAGAGAAAATATTTAAACCACTATTGTCAGCAAAAGATTTATCATTACATATAACATTAAAAGAGTTTTATGAATATTCTCAAACTGATATGCATTTTTTTGCTTTTGATATAAATTCATATAAAACAGTTGAGATAACGCACATATTATACCCTGATTTACCATTAATAAACGCAGCATATATGACATGCTCAATACCCGGTGTTTTTATGCCAACAATTATGGACAATATGTGTTTAATGGATGGAGGAATGTTAGATAATTTTCCGTTAAATTATTGCATAAGAGACCATTCAAATAAAGATGAAATACTCGGTTTAAATTTTGTTTACAAAAATGCTGATGGGAGTGAATGTTCTGGTAATAATATAATAAATGATGATTCAGATTTGATGGATTTTATTTTAGCATTATCATTAAATTCAATGAATTATATTACAAGCAGTATTAAATATGACAACATAGACAATATATTAGAATGTTGTTCTAGTACAACTTCATTATCAATTGAAATTATATCACATGCTATTGGAACAATAGAAGGAAGACAGCAATTGTTTGATAAAGGCGTTGAATCTGCCAAACAATTTATTATTCAAAAAGAAATAAGAAAAAAAGAAAGAGAAAAGAAAAAAGAAGAGTTAGTATATGATTACATTATTTAGAGAACCGTATTTAAAAATTGTGTAATTGTAGATTCAGTTGGTTTAGCATCATATTCAATAACTTGGTTATCCTTTATTAATTTTAATGTAGGATAACCTTCAATCTTATACTTATCTAATAATTCATTAACCTCTGTAGATTCTTCAGTACAATTATATTCAACAAAGGACATCTTGTAACCATTAATATTTTTACCATCATATTTTGCCTTTACATTTTCCCATTCTGGTTTAGCTTTTTGACAATGTGGACACCAGTCAACAGTAAACATCATCATGGTTGCTATCTTATTTGGTTGTTCTTCTGAAACAGGTACATTTTCTCTATTTGCGTTAAATGCCTCAATATTATTATTTGAATATTTATAAAACAAATATATTAACCCAGCAATAACAAATAATGCGACGCCAATCATTATTAAATGTTTTGTTTCAAGTGGTTTAGAACCAAGTAATCCATTAAAGTTGGTTTTGGGGAACATGTTTGAAATTTTGCCAACAATATCAGTCATTATATATATATTAAATAGGAATAAATTAGAATATATATTTTAAACGAATATAAAGTTAAAATGGTATTTTATAAATAAGAACCAAATGATTATAAGAGATGTTGATGGTAATTTACATATAATAAATAGAAACGATTGTAAAAATGATAGTGTATATTATCAGAAAATTTACAAAATTAGAGAAGTTTATATGACTAAATATAAATTGGCTATTACTAAAAAAGAACAATCTAAATAAATGTTTCCCTAAATTTATATCTTGATTATGTAAATAATTATGCTCGTAATACTGAACATAATAAAAAAAATGTAAATAATGTAAATATGTAACTACATAATACGTTTGTTTTTATATGGCTCCAATTAGCATCCAAAAATGAAATATTAAAGTTGGATGAAAAATTATTAGTCTGAATTAAATTATAATACATTGTATAAACTAACAAACTTGATATTATTGCTTTACCAAATAATGAAGACATAAAAATATTATTTAATGGAGATAATATGAATATTATAATTAGTAATGCTGAAATGCTTAAACATAAACACACATTTTGGGTTGATTTAGCATATTGCATTATTAAATTTGTATTTGTATTTGTATTCATTAATTTAAACTGATATTTTTATTTTATTATTTTTTCTATTTATAGAATAAGAGATATATAACTAAATGACCAAAACGCGTAAGAATAATGCTAAACATAATAATACTAAGAAGCGCCGTGTTTTCAAAAAAAACGATTTTGTTTCAGGTGATGGTATGGTTACAAAAATTTGGGGTCCAGTAGCATGGACATTGCTTCATACTATATCATTTAATTATCCAGTGAATCCTACTTTAGAACAAAAACACCAATATAGGGATTTTATTTTGTCGCTTCAAAATGTATTACCATGTGGAACCTGTCGCAAAAACTTAGTGACAAATTTTAAGCAATTACCCTTAACCATGGCTGATATGGAAAGCCGTGATACCTTTTCTCGTTAC